GATTGGCAAGATGGATTGGGGATTTGCGGCATTTTCTTCGATCCTCCTTACGGAGTAAGTGCCAATAGAACAAATGATTTATACTCAACAGACGACATGAATGTTGCTGACAAAGTCAGAGAATGGTGCATTGAAAGAGGGAAAAGAAAAACTCATCGCATTATCCTGGCAGGCTATTGCGAAGAGCATGAATCATTGATCAAAGAAGGCTGGCGAGTAGAAAAGTGGACTGCACAAGGCGGATATGCGAATATGGGAGACGGTCAAGGCAAAGAAAATCGAGAAAAGGAAGCATTGTTCATCAGCCCATATTGTTTAGGTGGCAAAAAAGTAGGTCTGTTTTATTGAGAGGATATATGCCAAAAGTAATTTTTCTGGATACAGAAACAACATCAGTTGATACAGAACGCTGCGGTATGTATCAGGTATCTGGGATTATCGATATTGATGGTAAGACCGTTGAGGAATTTAATGTCTTTAGCGACATCTTCTCGGATGATCTGGTAGAGGAATCTGCATTTGCTAAAAATGGATATACACTGGCCAAAATTCATCAACTGCCATATCCATTAAAAGCCTTTTCTGCATTCTGCAACATGCTGAGGAAGCATGTAGACCAATATGATAAATTGGATAAATTCATTGTTGTTGGCTACATGGCTGATTTTGATAATCGCGTTCTAAGGCAATGGTTTTTAAAGAACGGTAGTAAATTTTTTGGTGCGTATTTTTGGGTGCCTTGGATAGACGTCATGCAGTTGGCTATGTATATCCTTCAGGACAAAAGGCACGAAATGGAAAATTTCAAATTGATCACTGTGGCTAAATTTGTCGGATTGCCTGCGGATGAAAATCAAAACCATGATGCTCTGTATGATGCCAAAATGACCAGAGATTTATATTACGAACTGGCTAAATAGGAGATTCCTTGATGAACTTTGGGCACCTTCACCTACACAACGAACATAGCCTTCTCGACGGGTTTGGTTCCGCTGAGTCTTATGTCAAAGAAGCAAAGAGGATAGAGTTCAATTATTTGGGATTAACCAATCACGGCAACATCGATGGACTCATTAAATTTCAAAAGGCATGCGAGAAGGAAAAAATAGATTCCATCCTGGGCTGTGAAGCCTATATTGTTCCTGATATGGCCCAAAAGGTAAAAGGAGAAAAAAGAGGGCACATAACATTGCTGGTCAAGAACGAAACTGGCTGGCAGAATCTTTGCAAAATGATGACAAAGGCCAATCTGGAGGGGCTCTACTATCGACCAAGAATAGATTATGCTTCTATGCTTAATCATTGTGAAGGATTGGTTATTTTAACCGGATGTTCTGCATCATTTCTTCATTCCCCTGGTGGAATTCAATTATTTGACCACTTGCAGGCTATTATAGGTAAAGATTTATACTTAGAAGTCATGCCTCATCTTTTGGATGATCAAATCAAGACCAACAACCTTTGCATTGAGTTATCGCAACAATATTCGGTGCCAATTGTGGCAACAAATGATTGTCATTACATCAAAGCAAGCGATGCAGATGCACAAGAAGTCTTGTTGGCAATGCAAACCAAGGCCAAATGGACAGACTCTGATCGTTATCGGTTTTCGATCAAGGGATTGTATTTAAGAACAGCAAATGAAATGAGAAGTGCGTTTAAGGAGCAAGGCGTTTTTGACAAAGATGAAATTGAGGGAATCTTGGATTGGACTGAAGATATTTATGAGAAGTGTAAATTCAAAATACCCAAACAGAATATTTCGCTCCCGAAAGTACCTGGATATGAGAATGAAGATCCCGGAGAATTCATTTGGAGTCTTGCAGAGAAGAAACTTCTTGAGATAAGCCAAAATTGGGAAACTGAAAAAGTCAATTTGTATTTCGATAGGCTATCAGAAGAATGGAAGTTGATTAATGACAAAGGGTTTGCCCTCTACTTTATGATTGTGGAAGAATTGATTTCTTGGTGCAAGAAGAATAAGATTGCAACAGGACCAGGTAGAGGCAGTGTGTCGGGTAGCCTCCTAGCCTATTTACTGGGCATTACTTGTGTTGATCCCATTAAATACAATCTCTTGTTCTCAAGGTTTATCGCCGAAGACAGAATCGATTTCCCGGATATCGACTGCGATTTCGAGGACAGGAAGCGATATATGATCCGAGAACACTTGGAATCGCTTTATGGAAAGAACCATATTGCTTCTCTATCAACATTCATGGCCATGAAGGGCAGAGGAACTGTTAGAGATATTTGCCGTGTGTTTGATGTTCCATTATCAGAAGTTGATGTATTCGCCAAATCGGTCAATGAAAATCCTGATTCGGATGATGGAGTCATTGTTAAAGCATTGAAATCTGATGCAGGTCGGCAGTTCATGAAAGAACATAGTGATCTAGCTCAGTATATGGTTGCTGTCGAAGGTCAGATCAAGGCGGTCGGCCAGCATCCGGCAGCATTGATTGTTTCTTCAGAAGATCTCAGGGACGGATCCAGGTGCAATTTAGCAATGCGATCCAATGAACTTGTCTGTAATTGGGACATGAAAGATTCAGAACATGTTGGTCTAATGAAACTTGACATCCTTGGGCTCAATACTCTTTCTGTATTGAATGAAGCCAAGTCACAAATTGCGAATAGCAAAAGGCTGTTTTTGTATCATCCAGAAAGCGATTGTTATTTTGTTGGGGATGAAATTGATCAAGCAGAATGCCATAAAGTTGATTTTGAGTTTGAAAAAATACCCTTAAATGACGAAAGGGTTTATCAGAGTATCCATGAAGGAAATACAGTTGGTGTTTTCCAATTGTCGGCAGGACCAACAACCAACCTGGCTAAGCAAATCAGGGCGACCAACATCAATGAGCTATCTGATATCATTGCGTTAGTAAGACCAGGTCCTTTTGATAGTGGATCAACAAAAAACTACATTGATCGTAAAAATAATGCCGTTAAATGGGCTCCAAAGCACCCCATTTATGAAGAGATCACAAAAAACACATATGGCATTATAGTTTATCAAGAACAAGTAATGGAGGTCATTCATAAGGTAGCCGGATTATCATACACTACTGCCGATAAAATTCGGAAGGTCATTAGTAAGAAAAGAGATGCGAAGGAATTCAAACCATATGAGGATGCTTTTGTTGATGGTTGTTTGAAGATGAAGACCTTATCGGCAAAAGAAGCAAAAGAATTCTGGAAAATGCTTCAGGCACACGTTCATTATTCGTTCAACCTTAGCCACTCAGTAGCCTATTCCATTCTTGGCTATTATTGCGCATGGACAAAAATGTATTTCCCCGTTGAATTCATGTGCGCATCTTTGACTTATGGTTCTGAAGGCAAGAAGGAAGAGATGGTCGAAGAAGCATTCAGAATGGGATTGGAAATTGTGACACCGAAAATTGGCATCTCGGATCCTTTGAAATGGATTTCCAAAGAAGGTAAACTATATATCCCATTTATTGAGATTAAGGGCTTTGGGGAAAAGATGGCATTGAAGTGCGCCGGAGTAAAGCCATCGAAGATTGTATTGAGTAGACCTTCGGGGCAAAGAGGATTCTTTTTTCATTCAACAGACAATTTGGTTAGTCCTCCAAATAGTAATGGTAATGGAAAAGCAGAAATCATTCTTAAAGAAATAGGTGCTTATGGTGGCAATCCGATAGGAGATATTTCCAAATACTTCTCTTTCAGGGTTTCATCAAAGGCCAAAGAATGCGGCAAATTGCGTTCTATTGCTGGGAAGTCTGGCAATTTGGAAGGGATTATTTCTTTAGATGTTAAAAATGGCGACGTCAAAGGATCAATCAAAGAAATATCTTTTCAACCCAAAAAATCATTGTCAAGATGCGATGCTTGTTCGTTAAGACAGGAATGCAAAGCTCCAGTCCCTTCTTCTCCAGGTATTTTTAATATTGCTATCATCGGAGAGGCTCCGGGGCCAGATGAAGACAAATCGGGTCGAGGATTCGTTGGCCGTTCGGGGGATGTTGTTTGGGAAGAATTGGCCAAGTATTCCTTGACCAGAGCAGATTTCCATGTAGCAAACGTATGTAAATGTTGGCCCAAAACAACCAAGACGCCGACGTCATCGCAGATCAAGACTTGTTCAGAAAAATGGTTGTTTGATGAACTCAAAGAAATTGATTGCCGCTTGATATTGGCCTTTGGAAATACGTGTCGCAAGGCATTCATCGACAAAATAGCCGGCATTAAAGAGGCCAACGGCAAAACAGAATGGGTTGAAAAAGTAGGTGCTTGGGTATGCTGGTGTGTGCATCCGTCCAGCGTTCTCCATGACGCAAGGAATAAAACAATGTTTGAGGCTGGGATAAAGAACTTTATAAACAAAATTGAAGTTTTATCGTGAGGAATTCATTAAAACAAGGTATAATTAACAGAAGGAGGCAAGTATGTCAGAAAATTTTAAACAGGATTTGGTAATAGACCAGTACAGCCTTGATAAAGAATGGATGCAGCAGGCAATTCTTTATGCTTGGTGGGCCACCAAAGCAGTAGATGCAGCTTTTGAGTATGACAAAGCCAAAGAAAGACTGGATGTAACAAAAGCGGAACTGGATATGAATATCCGAAAAGATCCATCATCATTTGGCATTGAAAAAATGACGGAAGGAGCAATACAATCGACGATCATTGGACATGCCATTTATCAAGAAGACAATAACAAATTGCTCGAAGCAAAACGAGACGCCAAACTGCTTGATGTTGCAAGGGATAGTTTTGATCATCGTCGTCGTGCCTTGGAAAAACTGACCGATTTGTTCTTGTCAAAATACTATTCAGAACCATATGTCTCCGAACCAGCCAAAAAAATGGTTGAAGGCCAAGCAAAAGACGGTGCCCAAAATGCATTGAAGGAAAGCATGAAGGGCAGGAAACTTCTGCGGAGAAGCGAGGGATAGATATGTCGATATTATCAATCATTTTGCTTGTGATTTTGGTCCTCATCGGAGGATATATTACAATTCGTCTGTATTCTACAGCAGCATTTCGTAGTTACTTCGAAGCTAAAAAACAATATGATAAACCCATAAAGAAAGAAGGAGGTAAAAGCAATGCCAAGTTACGATCGTAATGCAATGAAAGCACAGTTACTCAACAGAACCAAAACCAGTTATGATAGAAAGGACGGTGATACAAATAGCAAGTATTTTTCTCCGGATGCCGATATCAAGTTTTTTCGGCCACAACCAACAAAAGGAACTCCTCACATCATAGATATTCTTCCTTTTGTCGCAGGAAGCCATTTCCCTCCGAAAACAACCGATATTAAACAAGGGGATTGGGCATATGTCCTTGACTTATTCATTCACTCAAATGTTGGTCCAGGGAAAGCGATGGTCGTTTGTCCTGCTAAAAATTACGGGAATCCTTGCCCAATTTGCGAAGAAGTAGAAGCATTGATGTCGCAAGGAGTTGACTGGAATGACATTCCATTCACTGCCAAAAGACGTTGTTCATATAATGTGCTTGTCATGGATGATGCAAAAACAGAAGCACAGGGAGTCCAAGTTTGGGAAGTCTCTTACGGATACTCTGAGAAATTGATTGTTTCATTGGCCAGGTCTCCACGAGGTGGAGGATTTATTGCTTTCGCAGACCCTGACAAGACCATAGGAAAATCTATTGCCTTCGATGTAGACAATGACACTTACAAAAAGATCACTGGTCATCGTTTTGAGCAACGGGATTATGACATCCCGGAAGAAATTCTTGAAAAGGCTCATACTCTCGACGATTTGATTGTTGTTCATGATGAAGAACAATTGCGCAAGATTCTGTTTGGATCAGCGGGTAAACATGCAGAACCCGTCGAAGGAACCTCTGAAGCAGATCCTCCCCGGAGATCATTGAGGGATCAATCTGCTAAGACAGAAGATCCTCCAGTATCAAGTCTCCGTAGTAAACCAAGGTTGACTCCGATAGCAGAAACCGCCAAAGATAAGTGCGAATTTGGTGCTCAGTTTGGAATTGATTACGGCAAGTATGGCGAATGCGAGAAGTGTGAAAAGGCTCAACCTTGTGCCGAGGCTGCAGATCGTGCTGATTCAAAAAAAGCAGACCCACCTACACCCCCTCCTGCAGTCGCAACGGGAAGAAGGACTTTGCTCAGGAGGAGTTAGCAACAAAACAGCAGGAGTGTGACACGATGAGTCGCCAACCGATGAGTACCAGTCCTTGAGTCGGCTCCTGCATTAAAATCTTTTCAAGAAGGGATCCATTTATGAAGTCAAAACCAATCGTATTGCCAGGAAAAGTAATCATAATAAAAGTGCAGGATAAGGACCATGGCTTTTTTGCTCGCATCAATACCATTGTTCGAGATCCATACGCTAAGAATAGAGTATGCTGGCTTGTTAATTTTACACCTCTGATCCCTTTTAAAGACTGGAAGATAATTGATATCCAGTGGAAGCTCAACGATGAACATATTTATGGCGAAGAATTTACCATGGACGGTATTTATCACCAGTTATTCAAGGTGGATTTCCCTCTGGAAGATGTTGAAGAAGAGCCGGAAGTAGCTCCCGCAAAGGCAAAGCGCAGGATAGTTCATGGCTTGAAATTGGTTGAAAAGAAATAGGAGAGTGAAAATGCCACTAAATAGAAGGAAAGATATAGCAGAAATAGCAGATCAAGTAAAAGAACAAACAAAAGAACCACCCATTACCGTTGACACAAAGAAGGTCCAATGGGAAAAAGTTAAGATCGTTTCAACGGGATCGACTTTATTGGACTTAGCAATCAGCGGCGGGAGGGTTTATGAAGGCGGGATTCCTTGCTGCATTCTATGCGAGATTCATGGACCTGCTGGCAGCGGAAAAACTGCGATTCTTTCTGAAGTAGGGGCTAGTGCCCAAGCACAAGACGGGGATATCATATACATGGACCCGGAAGCTCGCCTTGACGAGGAATATTCCAGAATTTATGGAATCTCTCTTTCAAAAGACAATTATTATAGACCAAGTACTGTTGGAGAAGTGTTTGATTTGCTGAAAGGATGGGAGACAACCAAACAAGGTCCCAAGGTAGCCCTAACCGATTCTCTTGCAGCCTTGACAACGGACTATGAATTAGAGCAAGGAGACAAGCGCGGCCAGCAGCGAGCTAAAGAATTCAGTCAAGGTCTTCGAGTCAACGCAAGACTCATCGCTACTATGCTTGTATTCTGTTCTAATCAAGAAAGGGAAGGTGAAAAGGGGATCGTCACGCCGGGAGGAATGGGAATCCCTTTTTATGCATCTCTCCGCATCCGTATCAAGCAGAAGGAAAAAATCGAGGTAGAAAAAAAGCTTGAGAATGGGGTCAAGGTCAAGAAGGTAATAGGTATTATGAGTGAGTGTTATGTAGAAAAATCCACTTGTGATGATCCATTTAGAACAGCAATGGTGCCGATTATTTTCGGATACGGTGTAGACTCCATTCGAGAAAACCTCCAATACATAAAAGACATGAAAAAGTTGACTACTTATGCTTGCCCCAACGGAAAATCGTTTATGGGGATGGAGCAATCCATTAGAAATGTTGAGGAAAATAATTTGGTTGCAGATTTGAAAAAGGAAACAGTCACGATATGGCATGAGGTAGAATCTCTATTCAAAGCAAACAGAGAGAGAAAGAAAATTCGATAACCCAACAACAAAGGAGAAAAGCAATGATTAGATTTATTGAAGCAAATGAAGAAGCAACCAACATCATGGACAGCATTATAGATGAACATTTTCCAGAGTTGAAAGATGCCACCATTAAAATCTTGTTCGATACGAAGAAAAGGACGTATGGAGATAAAATTGTTTTGGGCAGAATGAGTAGCACCAATGATCTTGTGCGTAGATTAACAGATGATTTATCAGAAGAGGGTTGCGATTATGTGATGTATCTTGATCAAATAGCCTTTGAAAACATCCCTGAAAAAGATAAGATTCGGCTAATTCGGCATGAATTACGCCATTGCAGGGTCACAGTGGGCTCTGAATCCATTAAGTACGGTATTATCCCCCATGACATTGAAGATTTTGCACAGGAAGTAAAATTGAACTCAGACGATGTTGATTGGGCGAAAAGAGCGGTGGCTTTAGCGTCTGATATTTATGCCCAAATGGAAGAAGATGCAAAGGAGAAAAAACAGGTCAGAAAACTCAACAGAAGGAACGTATAAATGTTGCTAATTTTGGACAGCAACTATATCGGTTATGTTGTTTCCTTTGCCTTGTCACAAGGGCTTCAATATCGAGGGAATCACACCGAAGTTATTTTTGGATTCCTAAAACAGGTTGCTTCTCTATGCCTGAAATTTGAGCCAGACCAAATAGCATTTTGCTGGGATTCAAGATCGAGCAAAAGGAAAGAGTTGTTACCTGAATACAAGGCTAATCGCAAAAAGGATCTGGCAGAAGAAGAAAGGGAAGCGTTGGCTCTTGTTTATGCCCAATTTGACGAGATAAGAGATGTCGTCTTACCCATGCTCGGCTTCAGAAATGTGTTCCTTGTCGACGGATATGAGTCTGACGACACAATTGCCAGTATAGTATTTGGCAAAGATCCCGAAAAAACTATCGTAGTAACATCAGACAATGACCTGTTACAATTGCTTGACCATTGCTCTCTTTACTCGATCACCAAGAAGCAAAGCACGAATAAAGAGGTATTCCAAAGAGAATACAGTATTGCTCCTTCTGAATGGGTAATGGTTAAGGCAATTGCTGGTTGCGGAAGCGACAATGTTCCAGGGATCGTTGGGATTGGAGAAAAATCGGCAGTTTCATTTTTGAAAGGTCAATTAAAGGGCCAGAGACGAGGAAATATTGACTTATTTGCCGATATCATAGACAGGAATATCCCCTTGGTCAAACTTCCATTTCAGGGATGCCCTACACCCAAACTCAGAAATAATGATTTAACGATAGAAAAATATAAAACAATATGTAAACAATATGGCATGGAGTCTTTACTTGCTCCAAAACAGATATTTGAATGGTCTTCTATTGTTGCGCGAATCTCATAATCGCTAAGGAGAGACTCTACCATGGATTCAAAAACTATTTTGTATCTTGAGGAACAATCGAAACAATTATATGGGTGCAGTGACCAAAAAGAAAAAGACAAGATTCGGAACGACATGTTTATAAGGATGGAGCCGTATATTGATATCTGGTTAAAGGGTAATCTCAATTACAGAAAATTGTTTATAAAAGATGAAGAGAGGATGTCACTGTGCTGGGATTGCTTTGAATTCTGTTTGAAATACTATCATCCAGAAAGAAACATCCCTTTGATAAATCATTTCTATGGATATACCAGATTTTTTCTCTTGTCTTGGTTTGTAGATAAGAATAAGAGAGAGAACATCAATGACCCCAATGCATCAACCGATGACGGTAAATTGGATAACTGCACAATTTTTTATGAGCAAATAGACGACTTGAAGCAATTCAGAAAAATGATACCTGAAGATTATAAAGAAATTTTTGATGATGCTATTTTGAGTATGGCTGGACGTCCTGTCGATAAGGTTCCATATAGAAAATCCAATGCTTATAGCTACTATAAATACTGTGAGTCTAAAAAAGTTTTCAAGATCGTGATAGATTTTTTGCTTCGACGTTGAGC